TTATGGTCTTGCGTATTGATTGCCCCGTGGTGCTGGCTTGGCGCCGGAATTATCAGCAGCACTCTGGGTCATATATTGGTAATTACCTGGATTCTTAACGCTGGTGTAGTACTTATTGGAGTCTGAAACAAAAACCATGCCAGAAGTAGCAGTAGTCCAATCACCGTTCTGTGTATAAGAAGCATTGTCTGTAGTACTTGTTTCGCTCGCTTTTTTAGCGGATGACGTGCTAGTAGCTAATGATTCTGAACTGGCTTTAGCTATTGAAGAGCTTTCTGCCTCAGACTGCTTTTTGCTTGCTTCGGATTCAGAACTAGCCATACTCTCTGAATTCTCTTTGGATTCAGACTTGGAGGCAGCAATACTTGCAGATTCTTCTTTGCTGCTTGATAGGGCGCTTTCAGATGAATCCTTCTCTTTAATAGAGTTAGCTTTACTGATACTAGCCTTTCTTTTCGATGCATCTTTTGCTGAACTTTTCTTCGCTTTGCTACTTGAGACTGTATCTGACTGTGATGCACTCGATCTTGCTGTGCCAGAAGGAGCGGCCCAAGCCGTTAATGCTAAGAATAGGATTGTTAGTCCTACTGAGATTAAGGTGTATTTTTTGTATGGACGATTAACACCTGTTTTTGTGAAATGATGAATCCCCCCACGAATTGAAAAGTAAGCTAACGCAATTAAAGATACAAGAAACATAAATGTAAAAAATATATCCAAAGTAATCCCTCCAAAATATGTTATTCCCCAGTAACAATAATTCCCCGAACTATAAGTAGTCCCGACCCCTAGCTTTTATCGACTTCCTATCTGGCCTATAGGTTGTTATAGCTATTTTTAGTTAATCTTTTTTGAGATTTGTGTATGATATAACCCAAGAACCCACAGATGAGCTAGCCTTCTTAACTTTTACCGTAACTGTTTCACCTTTATTCACCTTGGCATTTTCAGAACTTACGAAATTCAAGTGCTTGCCAGTTTCAAGGTTATAACCAAATGCGCTATTTGGAACAACTTTATTGACCTTGAATTGAACGGTTTTTCCCTCAATATCTTTATTAGCATTTAATGCTGATTCTGCTGTTGAAGCAGTATAATCAGGCTTTTTGTTTCCACAACCAGCCAGTGTGAAAATTATAGCTATAATGGCTACAAAACCAATACTCATCTTTTTCATAACAAATTCTCCAGTCTTTACATGGTTTATTATGGTTAGAATCAAGCCAATATTTTAATTTACAGAATATGTTTTTGTCCCAATAGTTTGGAAATTGGCGTTATTGAATTTGACCGTTACATCATTTTTGTTCTCTAACTTGAACATAACCGCCGCCTGCGTTGTTTTTCCTGGCAACAATTTATCATTTAGGCCATCTTCGTATTTTTGTATTGGATTATTACCGTTATCGTCATATTTGGGTGTGCCGGGCAAGAGTTGTTTGTTTGCTGTATCTGTTTTTTGATAAGCATTTACTACAGTATAGATATTTGAAGGATCCTGTTCCTTTTTAGAGTTGTTAGTAACGTCACAATAGAGAACTAAAATTTTAGTTCCGTCTTCGCTGCCATCACGGATTTCCGATTTCGTAAATTTATAAGTTTCAATTCCGGCTGAGAAAACATTATCTTTAAACGTCCATTTGTCATTTGACGGATCAGTCGATTTTGTTGATGAAACTTTTTCTGCCTTGGAGCTATTAACGGAATTAGTTTTAGAACTATTATTATTTCCACATGCGGTGAGCGACAATGCGGTTATTCCAGCTAGTAATAAAACACTGTATTTTTTCATTAATGTTTCCTCCAATATAATTTATTCCCCAATTCCAATTTCAATAACATTATTGCTTTGCTTCTGTGCTAATAGCCAAACTCTCTCGATACTCTTCGGCCTCAGGAGCTTCTTTGAAATCCACAGTCAAATTGCTGTATTTTTTTAATTCATCTTCAATTTCGTTTATAGAAATGTGAAAATACTCTTTACGGTTGTTCACCATATTGACACGCTTTTGTGAAAAACGCTGGTGTAGTTCAGATTCTAATTGGTATGCGTTTTCGCTAAATATTAATGCATGTACGTCAAATTTAAATGGAACCGAAGCACTTCCGAGCTCGTTGATACGATCCATTGGATCTAAGCGGCGGGTTACACCAATTTTGAAGACATTTTTACCAAACGACCCAACATTAGAGATGATATAAACATATCCGGCGGTTGCGTTTTCTTCTCGATAATCCACCGCTGCCTTTTTATCTTCATATTGTGTTAGTTTTTGCTTTAATTTTTCAATTTCGGCTATTAATCCCTCGTTGCGAGGATCTTCAGTTTGTCTTTCTTGAAGTTCTTGAATTGCTTTTGAGTAATGATCGATCTGTTTATTAAGCATTTTTTGTTGAGCTTTAATTTCCCGTTGCAAAGCTTTTTCTTCTTTTTCCCGTGCTCGCTGTTCACGAAGCTTATCTTTTTCTTCTTGAACTTTTTGTCGGTACTCAAAAGCTAGATGAAGTTCTTTCAATTTGAGCTGTAAGTAATTGTTGACCATGCTGATTTCAACAACTTCATACATTTTATTGTGTTGATTGAATGAGCGAATGATCCTTGTTTTGATGCGATCAAAATTTGAATATGATACTTTGTTGATAGCATCTGTACATTCGTTATTAAAGCTACGAAGGATGGCCTTTATATTATTACGATTCATCTTTCTTCCTTGTGCTATGCTTCCGTTGACTTGCCAATGATTGTTAAAAATACAAGCAGCTTTATTTTTGATTAGATTTTTTTGTTGATCACGGATTTCTTGCAATCTGTCCTTGTAGCCTAAGGAATCAGAAAAGTCATATTGCGGTTGATACAGACCATATGAACTCATTTCTAAATCAGGAGAAAGGTCACTAATGTCGGCTTTTATTTCGTTAAGCATGTCAGACTGTTTCTCAATTTCAGATAGTGCATTGATACGCTTTTTGTCAGCGAAATCAATCTGTTTGTCTAATTCATCAAGTGTTTTGTGTTTAGAATTAATGAGTTGGTCAAGTTGTTCAGGCTTCATTTGCTGTAATGATAGCTTGATGTTGTTCTGTTTTTTCAGCTTATCAATGGTTTCCTCTAATTGAACAATTTCCACTTTTGATTTTTGAATAGTATTTTTAAATTCGCTTATTCTGAATAAGTCACCTAGTGACATGAAAATTCCTCCAAATTAATTGATATTAATCTCCGTCGAATGGTACCCCGTATTGATAGGACAGTTCTCTGTATGAATAGGGAATATGGCCATTTTCCTCAATAAAAAGCATTCCCATCAATCCAACTGAAAATTCATCAGCTTCACGTTCAAACTTAGAATGTCCATGTTTAACGGAAGTGTAGTACCCAATCAGCCCCTCATGGAATATAACGTGTCCTAGTTCGTGACCGAGTATGAAATACTGTGTAGGAGTGTGTTTAATAGAATTATTGAGTAGTATGATAGGCTCTTGGTTGTCATAAGCATTTTTACCCAGAGGCATTGCCCCAAAATCACACCATTCCACTTGTATGTTAAGCTTTTCCGCAATTAAAAACGGGTCCGCTGTGTGATAACGATTGACAATAGTTTTAACGATATCTTTTACTCTATCCATAAGTACAACTCCTAATCATGCTTGTGGCGTTTCCAGAATATTGTTGCCATTGCCACACGCACTTGTTGTTTTTCTTCTTCAGTAAGATCTTCACCCCCATAGGTCATCGAACCCTCATTTGCTTCAAGAAAATCCTTCAGGTCAATGGTATCTTTCTTGGTTGCCCATTTTGGCGTGCCATTTTTTCCAAGCAAGTAGTCAGTTGTCACGGAAAAACGATCTGCAATTTTAGAAAGTGTTTCAAGATCGGGCTGTCGTTTTCCTTGTTCATAGGAAGCCAGTGTTGTTTTGGCCATGCCTAATTGCATTGCTAATCTCTCTTGCGTTAGACCAGCTTCTCTTTTTCGTAATTCTTTAAGGCGTTCAGCAAACATTGATAGGCCTCCTTCAATTAATTATAAGATTACTACGCATAATGCGTATTTTATACAGAAATATAAAAAATACTCGTTTAGAGTATTTTTTATTGACTAAGTACGCGAATTGTATTATATTAATAAGCATCAAAGGTACGCGAAACGTATTACTTAGTTAGGAGGTGTTAACATGCGTCATTGGTTAAAAGAGTGGAGAGACATCAACGGACTAACGCAAAAAAAGGCTGCTGAATTTCTCGATATGCCAGAGACAACTTTAGCGTCTTACGAACAAGGGCATAGAACACCAAGTGTTGGTAGAGCTAAGAAAATGGCTGTAAGAATGAACGATATATCGAAAAAAAAACGTGTTAAATGGACTTATTTTTTTGAAGATAAAGTACACAATACGAGTAAATAAGGAGATGACAAAATGAAGCCAATGAAAAGTAAAAGAGCCGCTATCGCAAATAGCAACTCTTCGGATTAAACGTTAATGACTGACAATCTTTACCACTTTGGAGCTGGCAAACACGGTGCCAGGGTCATCATCAGTGAAAAAGAAAGTGTAGTTGTTTAGAAGTTTGGTGATACTTGGCACTAATCCTAGCTTAATATGTTCGTTCAGTTCAAACGGACCATTAATTTCGTCTTTGTTAGGAAAATCGTACGTTATCTTTTCCCAGTTCTTTTTAGAAATTTTTTTAGGACGATCATTAATTGGCGCAGTGCGAATACCCCAAACAAAGTCATGTACGTTTAGCGTTAGTGTTTCACCATCTAAAAAATGAATCGTAGCTGTTAACATTTTTTAACCACCTTTTTAAGTGAGAAGTCTATGGAAATTATTTTTCCACCTCGTTGTAAGGCGGGAAGTCGAAGAAGTCGTGAACGCTGATACCGAGGGTGCCACATACCTTACGGATTGTAGTAATTGTTGGACGCTTACTTCTCCCTTCAAACATCGCGTTTACAGTCGACTGGTTCAGCCCAGCTAATGTTGCAACACGATTAATAGTTAAGTTCTGTTGAGTTATTAATTCCATTAAATGTTCGGAAACAAATTCTCCATCGGTTTTCATGTTATGAGCTCCTAACGATATATTGTTAAGTTCATTCTAAAGTAAATAACAAAAATATTTACCAATATATTGTTGACATGTAACGATATATTAGTTATTATATGGCCGAGTTACCAATATATTAGTGGCTGGAAAGGAGATACCAAATGACTTACACATTAAGGATTCGAGAATTGCGGCAGAAACTGGGACTCAGCCAATCAGCACTAGCTGATAAAAGTGGAGTACCGCAAACGACGATCAGCGCAATTGAGTCAGGTACTAATTTGACATACGAGACGGCGAAAAAGCTTGCCCGTGCATTGGGAGTTTCCACAGATGAATTATCAGTGGAGGTGACCGAGTAATGGAAGTTATGCAAGAGAAGTTGCACGAAATGGTCCAAAGGTTCCATTTAGGTGTGTCTAATGTTTATCAAATTAACGAGAGCAACATTGATGAAGCGCGTCGAATATTCGAGTTACTAAAAGCAAATATTTAATTTTCAAAGAACGGAGGAAACAAAATGACACATCTATCACGAACTACATTAATAAATGCACTAGCAAAGGTTAAACCAGAAACACCAAGAGTAATGTTTGAGGCACTAAGCGATAAAGCACTAGATGCTGAATTTCGAGCAGTAACGGCCGAGTATAACGAGCAAGCTAGCCAACTTATGTCAGTTTCATATTAGGAGGTGCGAACATGTCAGATACGATATTGATTCGGCATGAGGCTCCAAAGGGATTCCAATTCATTAGCGAAGAAGAATACGAGAAGTTCCAAGCCTGGAAGCAAGCACAACGTGGTATTCGTACTTGGAAGCTTAAAGATTTGGCCAAGTATAAATACGGAACTAAATCAACCGAACGAGCCTCACGATATTTAACCAAGCATCGTCATGATTTGGACATTGAACAGGGTGGCTTCATTGATTATGTGAATACCCATAACGGCTGGCAGATTCCAGCAGCTGAGATGATCGATTACCTATTAGATCATCCCGATTAATTTAAATTATAAGTGAATTACATGGAAAGGCTATATAAAGCCCTTTCCAAAATACAGAGGTGTAGGTATGAAGAACAAGTTTGCAGAGCAATTGTCATTGGCATTAGGCAAAAATAAAACACTAACACAGCAGCAGATTGCAGATAGGACGCATGTTTCTCCCGGACAATTGTCCCGGTTGAAGAGTGGATCAAGAAGTACTGATCCACAAATCAGGAAGTCGTTAGCAAATGTAATTAACGATTTTTGGCTTAGCTATTCTGGTGCTCGTGAGAATTTCGGAGTGCTGTCATTCCAGAATGATCGTCAGCTACAAGGTGATATGTTCTCGGCTTTGATGAAACAGAAAAAGGAACAGCGTGAGCGAGAAAGAATTGAGGTTGAGTTTGAAGAAGCTATTACAGTCAAGCCGAGAGATCGGACACCAGCGCAGCAGCTAGTTATTGAACGTTATCCACGTGAATATGCAGAAGAAATTAGCGCCGAGATAACTGATTTGGCTAAGAAAGCTGAGTATGCCGGCATCCCAATGGATAAATTGCAGGAAGTAATCGATAAGGTCAATCAAGAAAATGGATAGGAGGTGTGATAAAAGATGCAAGTGATTTCAATTAAAAAGAATCCTAAGTATCAGGCAGGCGGACAGCCTAAAAAATGGCTCAAAGGTGTTGAACTTGCTGCTGAATGGAATGTTTCGCCATCAACAATAAGCAACTTGGCGCGACGTGAAGACTGTCCATTGCCGTCTGATGTTGCATTAGGGGCCCGGCAATATAATTGGGCGGAAGTTAGCCGTTGGCGAGCAGAAGAGAACAAACGCAAGCAGAATAGGAGGAAATAGCAATGATTGAAGGAGCAGTAATAGGCTGCACATTAACAGTGCTGTGGTTTAAACGTCATGAAGTTGCTAGTTGGTTTGGAATTTAAGGAGATGAAGACAATGAAATTTACGTTCAGGATTGGAAACGTGCTTTACAAACAGCTCACGATTCAGGAGTTAGATAGTCTTTTTAACACGTTTAAGGAGGTTGAACGAATTGGAAGTACGCAAAGTATCGCTAAAGCCTAAATTTGAGTACGAAAAAAGCTGCTCGAGTATTGGTAGTACCCGTGCAGCAAAGACGCTTAATAATTTTATTTTCGAGTTCTATTGTACTCCGAAATTGTCGTTAAGACAACGTTTGACATGGAGGTGGCGAAATGAACGGCTACGATAGCTGGTTAATTGACCAAGAAGAAGCTGCGGAAGGCTGGCGTGATGATGTGCCTACCGAGGAAGACTTAATCGAAAGTAGCGTCATTGCTGGATATTAAATAGGAGGATTTCAATCATGGATGCAATGTTAAAAGAAGAACTTAGAACGGTGACAGAACGTGAAAACGAAGGCTTCAAAATTGACTCATTGGAGAAAGCTGACTGGGCATTAAAGAAGCTCAAGGCTATCCAAGCGCATGATGATGAAATTGGCCAAGTTGCGAAGAACAATATTGACCAGGCAATTGCATGGCGCGACCGGGAGCTTGATAAGAACCAAGCCAACCGCGAGTACTTCGAAGGGCTACTGACCGACTATTTACGTGATCAACGGTTAGTCGATAAGAAATTCAAAATCGATACTCCTAATGGCCGTGTATCAACTCGCAAGAACCCGGCTGGGTTGGCGTATGACGAAAAGATGGTTTTGAACTCACTTCGTAATCAAGGTATGAGCCAATACATCAAGGTCAAGGAGTCTATTGATAAAGTTGATTTGAAAAAAGCTGGTCGCATGGTTGGTGACAAGTTTGTCATGGAAGATGGCGAGATTATCGCTGGCGTTACTGAAAAACCAGCAACTGAGAAGGTCACGTTTAAATACTAGGAGGAACCGATATGAGTGAAGCAATCGCGAAAGCAGAAAATCAAACGAACAGTTTATCCCTAATCATGGGTACTGATCAAAACAAGATGGCTAGCGAACTACAGGCTATCTCTAATTTCCAAACTATGGTTCAACATCAACTAAAAGATGGTCAAGATTTTGGGGTTGTCCCTGGCACACAAAAACCGACATTATTGAAGCCCGGAGCTGAGAAAATTCAAATGCTGATGGGTGTAACGAGTGAATATAACGTCATTGATAAGGTTGAAAACTACAAGGATGGTTATTTCGACTATACCGTCAAGTGCGTGCTGTACAAGAGTGGTATGCAGTTAACTGAGGGATTAGGGTCGGCAAACACAAAAGAGAGTAAGTACGTTTCTCGTGATGGTTTTTCGATGAAAAACACGGTACTGAAGATGGCGAAAAAGCGGGCCCAAGTTGATGCTACGCTAACCATTGCTAGCTTATCAAATGTCTTCACACAAGATGTCGAAGATATGCAGAATTTTAACAAGCGTGAGAATAACGAAACCATGACTCATGATGAAGCCTTTAATTTAAAACTTAACTTTGGCAAAAATAAAGGCAAGAGCATGGGAGATGTCATGAATGAGAATCGTGGCTATATTGAATGGCTAGCTGAGAATGCACAGAAACCTGAATTTAAGACTGCTGCTAAATTATTACTAGCTGGCAAGCAACAGCCCACAACTGACGATGAAGTAAATGAAGATTTTGATCCTACCACCATCATCGCTAGTTCAAAACAGACAAGTGAGATTGCTAACCTTGCTGGTGAACTGGCCACCCAAACCAAGAATGGCACACCATTATCAGTGACTAATGAGGTTATTCAACAAATTGTCTCTGATTGGAAAGGGACTGACGATGATTGGAAGAACCTAACAGTAGCGCAAGCAGAGGATGCTAAGAGTCAGCTACAAGGATTGCTAGCAGCATTTGATAAGAAATAAACATTCGAATTGGCTTGAATGCAGCAGTGACTGAATCCACCAAATGGGTGAGAGGCCCATCAATAAGGACAGGAGGTGCAAGATGGCTGATATTCCAAAAGATTGGTATGAACGTGCTCTAACGGTTGATGTTAAAAAGGACATTAATTCGAATGAGAGAATCAAAAGCATTTCTAAACCGTATTATAAATCGTTTGTTCGCTTTGCTGCACGGCAACGAATTAATTACGTAAATGATATTGAAGCCGAATGGTCGGAATATTACGAAAAGTATATTAAGAATAGATTGTCAGATGTTGATATTGATTCTTGGAAAAGACTGAGTCATCAGGTGCTTGAACGTGATCATTATACCTGTTTCTACTGTGACCAAACAGGTGGAATTTTAGAAGTTGATCATATGACTCCCGTTTCAAGGGGTGGCGAAAGTACACTAGATAATTTAGTAACGGCGTGTCGTCATTGTAATAGACAAAAACGTGATAAAACAGTTGCTGAATATTTGAAATGGAAGGATGAACATGAATAATTACTTCTCCCATGACAGTAATGCCAGAAATTCTAGCAAAATGTTACAAGTTCGTATGAAATATGGTGCTGAAGGTTACGGAATTTATTTTATGCTTCTTGAACGGCTTCGTGATGAAGATGACTACAAGAGTGTCAAAGATTATAACGCAATAGCCTTTGACCTTCGTGTTGACGCTTCGATTATAAAAGCGGTTGTTGAAGATTTTGGGTTATTTGTCTTTACCGATGATGGTAAGTACTTCTACTCTGAAGGATTCAACAAAAGAATGGCCTTTAAGGACGAAAAAAGTAAACGACGATCTGAGGCTGGCAAAAAGGGTGCGCAAAAGCGATGGGCTAATAAAGATCCACGCGAAAACGATAGCAATGCTATGGCAAAGTCATCAGATCAAAATAGCAATACTAAAGCAATGCCACTTCATACGGATAGCAAGGAAAGTAAAGTAAATAAAAGTAAAGTAAATAAAACTAAAGAAAATAATTATGATGATGACGCGAGTGTCACACGCGAGCAGGTCATTAACGACTGGACCAACCTGTGGGGATTTCCGAACGGGGTTGCTCGTCCTGAAATTGATGAATGGCTTGCGGTGCTTAAACCTGAATTGGTGGCTTACGCCATTCAAATTGCTGGTGAACACGATGTGCAGTCGCGAGGAGCTTTGAAATACGTTCGTGCAATTGTTGCGGGCTGGAAGAAACGAAATATTACGACGTTAGAGCAGGCTAAAAAGGCCGCTGCTAATCATGACGACCGCATGAAGAGCGAAAGAAAACCTAGTGGCTATTCAAAACCACGCCGTAAAGAGGTTACGCCAAAGTGGATGCAAAAAGGCGCTTCTCAGGTGGATTCTAAGCCAAACTCAATCGATAATCAGCAGGATGATATGAGTGACGAGGATTTTCTAGCGTTCATGAACAGTCAGGAGGAAGCTAAATGAATTGGGGTAATCAATTAGTCAAGTTAGCCGCTAACCATGCCTATGAACCGGCCGCATTGCACTGGACTAAGCAGCGCATGAAACGGCATTTAAAGGCTGGCGGTAGCGCGCAAGATGAAGTGTGCGCTCATGAGTACAAGCTATTTGCACTCGAGGTTTTAATTATTGAATATCAGCGGGATGGCTTAAATTTTGATTTGACCCAATGTTGGGGTAAGCCAGCCGAGTATTTTATTGATCTAGAGCAAGCTAGACAAAGATTGCAAACGGAGGTGAGCGCATGACTGAAACACAGGTGCTAGTAATTAACGCCGATCTACCCGATATAGATCACCCACTAGCAATCGGGCCAGAACCGGAAATGTTTAAGCTCGCGCAACATAACTACAAATCTGGTGAATGGCCGTTTCCAGTTAGACTGGTGAAGCCTGGAACTAAGGTACGCAGTGATGAAGCTTACTTAGCTAGTATGTTACCAGATCCCCAAGCTGAGGAACGTGAGCAAATTAGAGATATTCGCCGTGCCTATCATGATGGTTGTCACACAATTCGCGAGTTAGCCGCACAGACCGGTATTACTAGCAAGCGCATTACCCATTTGGTACACAAGTATAGTCTCCGCTTGCGTAATGAATATTGGCGAGCCGTGAAGTATAACGATCCTGATGAAATAATCACAGGTCAAACGGTGTACATCTTAGGGGATAAGCTGGACGCCCCAGCTGACTCAATCAAGCAGGCGAGTCAATCGAATGGACTTGTCCGTGGCTACTACATTAGCCGGGTGCCGCGAGCATGAGCAAAGTTGTGATTAAGGGCGAACTACCAAGTTTAAATGAATACATCAAGGCTGAACGGGCCAACAGATACGCCGCAGCTAACCTAAAGAAGCGGTACACGGCCTTATGTAGTGTATATGCGAGAGCTAGTCGGAATTCCGGAGTTGAATTCAGTTGGCCTTGCAAGCTTAAATTTACGTGGTACACGAAAAACAGCCGAAAAGACGCGGACAATATCGCGTTTGCTAAAAAGTTTGTGCTTGACGGCTTTACGAAGGCTGGACTTTTAGGCAACGACAATCGAAAGCATATCACGGGGTTTCAGGACGAATTTGCAATTGACAAACGAAATCGGCGAGTAGAGATAGAGGAAGTTACGGAGGACAAAGATGCCTAAACACACTAAGAAATGTTCAACGATTAAACGGAAGCGCCGGCGCATGAAGGAACACGCCGAAGCAAATAAAAAGCCAACCAAAGAGGACGGAAAGTAATTATGAAATTAAAGATTGAAAACAATGATTTGACCGTAACAGTTGAAGCAACTCGTGAATTGATCTTTGAGGAAGTTTTTAAGTCACATCAGCTGGCTACGATAAAGTGACACATGTTAAGTTTGGCTTTAACCACTGGAGTTGTCCTGGCTGTGGAATTAGATTATTTCTAGCGTATGCAACCGGTACTCGTGGGGAAAAAGATGCAAATGGGTTTTACTACAAAGCTAATCGAGAATTTATTAGTCATGCACCTGAAAACAGTGATGATGATTTTTCCAAGATGTTTACCCGGTCAGATAATCCAGAGAAGCCGGATGCTTATGACACAATCCCGGACATCAAAAAGTATCTTGATAAGCACGGCATTGATTATTCCCATGCAAAGTTTAAAGGTGACTATGTTGATTTAATTCCAGAGGATTAATCATGATAATCGTCAAGAAACCAACTAACGAGGAACGAAAGCGGGCGTTTGAAGCGTTCGGGGAGGATTGAAAATGTCTGACGCCGAATATGCCAAAGCAATCCAAGTAAAAGCCGCGGTTGCCAACCTGGAAATGAACGCGGCACTGACAACTGAGCAACAAGCACAAATTGGCCGGAACTTTATAGATGATGTTGTGGAGCTGAGTAATCGCGGTAGTAAGATAGTTGATCAATAAAAAAGAGAGCAAAACTATTAATATTGCTCTCCCAAAAGTTAGGGTCAATGAGGTATTAGAAATAAGATATGAGAAGAAATTATGATAACAGAATGGCGGTTGAAATTATGATAAGCATTATCAGTCCAAAAATCCAAGTGAATCTTGAAGTTTTTCTAATCTCATCGAGCCAAAATGTCATAAATCATTCCTCCTGTCTTAATTTCACTTAAAGAATAACAAAGGAATGTAAATACTGAATATCAAATATGTAAATTATTTGTAAACAAAAAGCCGCCTGTTAAGGCGACCAGTCACAGGACCACTCGAATGACCGTTGTTAGTATAACATATAAAAAAGCCCTCACATCAATGAAGGTTGACGTGAGGATGGGGGGACTTCGTTAAAGTAAGTCCTTCGTTATTTTACAATAGAGCATGTATTTTGACAATAATAAATAATACCACCATTTAGGACAGGAGTGACCGGTAATGTTGCTGATTGAAATTATTGAATTATTGGCGCCTAAACTGCCATTTGAACTTTTGACGGACTTGAATCAGCGGATGCTGGATTGGAAGGCTAGCGGAGGTAATGACACGGATGCTTACATGTACCAGCAATCCAGAGTAGCAGAAAACTATTACCGTCTGGCTTTGAAAATCGATCCTATGGCATATGAAGATAAATAAAAAAGCGCCATCATTGCTGACCGCGCTATGATTGATTCCTACAAAATTAATTATAGCATACGAAAGCGGAGGGGCGCATGATGGGCGAACAGCAAGTTATTTCAGATGAAATTTTTCCACCAATTGACCAAGAGAAAACAATTAAACAGGTGCGGCGGTTCCTGGATAAGAAGTTACCGCAAGCAGTTCGGGCGTCCGGCCATTCGGTCGCTGATTTAAAATCGCCTAGCATGGATGGCATGCCTAAGTCGGCCCCAGCTGGTAATTCGGCCGAGGATCGGATTACACGCCGCCTGTATGCAGAGCAGATTGTCCGACAGACTATTCAGGCCATGGCTAGCTGTGATCATGAGTGCCAGGAGATATTAGATCGGCTATATCTGCAAGGATACAGTGACACGATGTGCTACATGGATATTGGCTACAGCAAGACTCAGTATTTTGATCGCTGGAAGCCATTGGCAATGCTGCAGTTTGCACAGAGCTATTACCTAGAAGACCTGAATATTTATCAAAACCGGACTCAGACCGGACTTTAACCGAACTTTTTCCGAACTCAAGCCGGACTTCATAGCAATAAATTGGTGGTAAATTAGTATTATCGATAATTGGTTAGGGCGACAAATAAACGTTTTTCTGATAGCTCTAATTGATTATTATTGTGGCCTTAGCTCAGTTGGTAGAGCGCCTGACTGTTAATCAGATTGTCGCTGGTTCGAGTCCAGCAGGCTACGTTGCCAGCGGATTTATAAGGGGTGATGCGCTCCTCTCTGCCGCTGGTATAGTCTTCGTGTTTAACGTCGGCCGTTGAATGCGAGTATCGCTGTGGGCTAATTGGTAAGCCTCAATGGGATGCAGGTTCGAGGCCTACCGGCGATATGGGCTTAACTGCTTGGCCATTGTTAAAGCACTAGTCGACGTGTGGTTGAAACATGGATAGGTAATACCCAAAGAAGGTGCTATTCATGTCAGGAGGTTAGCTACCGCGTGTGGTTCGATTCCACACCAATCACATTGAATAGCCGTGAAGTTCTAATGAAAGTTAGTGATGCAAGGCCTTACGAGGCTTTGATAAATCATTTAGGTCACGAAAAAAAGACGGCAAGGCCAGCAACAGTCAAAGGCTATTCATAAATCTAACGCGTGCTTGTGGCGGAATAGGTAGACGTTTCAAGAGGCAACACAGGATGATGTTGTTATGTAGGGTGCAAATCCCTACCAAGCACATTAAGCAAGTAAGTACGCAATGATAGTGCGTGAATATATTTGAATCAACAATAACTCAGCTTACTTGTTTGCCATTCAGCGTGGAAAACTGGACGGCACCTACATAAGGCGCGCAATTAAACTGGCCACCAGATAGCATGCAGGAACATGCGCGCTGTGGTATGATAACCATTGTTTAGGCTAACCAGAAAAAATGGCGTTTGGGTACTGGTTGATCTAAGCGAGCCCAGCTAATTACTGGGCTTTTTTAGTAAAATAAATAGTGTGTATTGCAACTCAAATAGTGTTGAATATAGTATGATATGAAATTGTATTGTTGAATAACAGGATCGCCATCTTATGAGGCAACAATACATAGGCCTGGCTTACGTCAGGCTTTTTTGATACATAAAATTAGGGAGGTAGCGGCAATGCCACGTATGATACACAGCAAATATGGGTACGAGCCGCCTGAATGGGTACAGGCTGGCTCTCGGCTAGGTAGATGGTACAAGGATAAGAAGTGTCGTGCAAATAAGCATGGCGCTTTTAGTTTGGATACAAAAAAGAAGGCGATCACGCCTTCAAAGAATGTTACTTGTCAAATTTATCTTTCAGATTGTCAACAGCATCTTTAGCCGTATCTTTGGCATCAGCTAACTTATCCTTAGCCTTGCCAACTAAGCCTTCAGCCTTGCCCTGGGCTTCACGGGTTTTGTCACCGGTTGCTTTGCCTTCAACTTCCTTGGCCTTGCCGCTAACTTTATCTTTGGCGTTCTTAGCTTTGTCTTCTAAACTCATTTTGTAGCCTCCTGATAAAAATAATTGTGAAGCGTAATTGTTCGAGTAAAAAGGTCACTGTTTTCCGCCAGCGACCTAAAGGTTATTAACTGGATAACCCTTGAACACCTATAGAATAAATTGGTCTTAATTGAAAGTCAACCAAAACGGCATGTTATGTATTAATTTCAAACCCGTCGATTTCGACTGGGTTAAAAACGGAGGTAAAAAGTATGAATTTTGGAGAAGCAATTAATGAGCTAAAGCATGGAAATGCGGTCGCACGTAAGGGATGGAATGGCAACGGTATTTATATTAAATTGCAGAAGCCTGATGAAAATTCATTTATGACTCATGAGTACGTTTATATTGATACAACTGGTTTACACACGAACAATCCAGATGCACCCATGGATCGTGTTCCATGGCTAGCTAGTCAAACTGATATGTTAGCTAACGATTGGGTCGTAGCCGAATGACAATATATAATTCCAATTAACGGAGGTGTGGTGGTATGTAATGGATAAACGAAAAGCGGCTGGTAAAGATTACGCGGCCGGAATGAAGTACAAAGATATTTCAGCTAAGTATGGTGTACCGATTGGAACGCTTAAATCATGGCGAACACGCGACGGTTGGAAAAAGAATGCATCCACAGTTAAAAGAGTGCAACCAAAACAAAAAAAAGATGCGCCCAAGGTTGCACCTAAAATAATTGACGAACTAGAGGCAAACAGTGAGCTTACAGATAAGCAAAAACTGTTTTGCCTCTTTTATTTACAACGATTTAATGCAACGCGGGCGTATCAACAAGCCTATAAATGTAGTTATGAGACGGCAAGGGTTGAAGGTAGTCGCACCCTCGCAAACCCTAACATAAAGAACCAGCTCGCTGAGCTAAAAAAGCAGCAACGCGCTGACCTGTACGTTACCGCTGATGATATCGCTAAGGAGTACGCCAAGCAAGCCTTTGCTAGCCTGGGTGATGTATTGGATTACAAGGTTCACGAAGAGACGGTGCAGGATATCGACGGCAATGTATTCCTAGACGTGGACGATAATCCAGTTAAAAAGCATGTTGCAGATATTTATTTAAAGCCGAGTGATCAGATAGATTGGACACTGGTACAAGATATTCATCGTGGTAAAGATGGCTTAGTCGTTAAACTGTATGACAAACAAAAGGCCTTAGACAGTCTGGCTAAGCTTTTCTGCAATGATGGTGATGTTGCTAAGCAAAAATTGCGAAAACTTAAATCTGAAGCAGATATTGTTGAAGCCAAGGCACAAATTTTTAATGATAAAGGCGACGATACGGAAACTAAGGTAGCTAAGTTGTTAGATAAGATTGATGACGCTATTGAAGGGAATGATGATCACGATAACTAACTTGTATACGTCAAAGCAAATCGATGTGATGAAAACGGTATTGCAGCGGAATGATTGGCGGTTGTTGATTAACTATGGCGCTGTCCGTTCTGGTAAAACAGTAATTGATAATGACATCTTCCTAATGGAATTACGGCGGATACGTGCAGTGGCTAACAAGCTAGATATTGATGAGCCTATGTATATTCTAGCGGGCTATTCTAGTAAATCATTACAAAACAATGTGTTGCAAGAACTGGCAAACAAGTATGGTATCGACTTTCAATTTGATAAGCACGGATCGTTCAAACTATTCGGCGTGAAAGTCGTTCAAACGTTTACTGGTTCAATTGCTGGGCTTGGTGCTATTCGTGGTATGACAAGCTTTGGGGCTTATGTGAATGAAGCGTCGTTGGCAAACGAAGCGGTATTTAATGAAATTCTTGACCGTTGTTCGGCACCTGATGCACGGATTATTTGTGATACTAACCCAGATGTACCAACGCATTATCTGAAAAAGAACTATATTGATAATAATGATCCCAAGGCCGGCATTGTCAGTTATCATTTTACGATTGATGACAATACATTCTTACCGAAAAAGTATGTTGAACGCAAAAAAGCTGGTACGCCGTCAGGAATGTTCTATGATCGCTCAATTCTTGGTTTATGGGTATCTGGTGAAGGTATGGTGTACAAGGACTTCAATAAGGATACAATGGTTATTCCACGTTCGAAGTTACCGGCCAACTTAACTTACTATGCGGGAGTCGACTGGGGCTATGAACATAAGGGAACCATCGTTGTTATGGCTGATGATCAAGTTGGCAATACTTATTTGATTGAAGAACATACACGCCAGTTTGAAGAGATTGATTACTGGGTAGAGATTGCGAAAGATATTCAGCGTCGCTATGGCCGAAATATTAAGTTCTGGGCTGATAGCGCTAGACCTGAACATGTTGCCCGGTTCCAACGTGAAGGACTCAAGGCGTTCAATGCTAAAAAATCGGTTTTATCAGGAATCGAGTCGGTGGCTAAGTGTATGAAGCAAGGCCACTTTTTTGTTATCAAAGAAGCGATTGATGCGTTCTTAGATGAAATCTATCAGTATGTATGGGATGAGACTACAGGTTTACCCGCCAAGCTTAACGATGATGTAATGGACGCTTTACGCTATGCCATCTATAACACACACGAACGGCTCAAGGCGCGGACAATTAAGAAGCCAAAGGGATTAAGAGGATAGGGGGTGAGCGGATGCAATTTAATTTGAACGCCAAGCGCGGTTCCAATGTTGCGATTGACCGTGAATTGGTCGGTAATATTGAAAATCCTAGTTTCGAAGTGATTAATTATGCTATCGATCAACAACGGGAACGCATTGGCCGTTATAACATGTTGGAACATTACTATGAGGGCAAACAGCATATCTTAAACCGTAATCTTGAGATGGCGGCTAAGTTGGATCGTGCAGATGAAAAGGTAATGACGAACCACGCTAAATACATTACTGACATGATTACCGGTTTTACAACGGGTAATCCAGTATCCATTTCACCGGCGAATGGCAAGGATATTAAAGCTATTACGGACGCTCAAGACCAGATGGATATTGATTCGCATAATACGGAAATGGAGAAAGATCTAAGTGTGTTTGGGTGTGCGTATGAGTTGCTTTACATTAAAAAAGTATCAGACACAACTACTGAGTTGGCAATTGAAAAGATTGATCCACGCGGCTGCGTATTGGTAACGGATGACACGCTGGATAAAAATCCACTATTTGGTATTTACTACGTGGAAAAGAAAGATCTACGTGGTAATGCTGATGGTTATCTAATCACTATCTATACGGCCCACTGGATTATTCAGTATCGAACCAAGACGGGACGAGTGTTATCAGATGCTAATTTAGTTAGCAAACCTAAGGCCGTTCAACACTATTTTAGTGGCGTCCCGCTGATTGGGTATCGTAATAACGAAGAACGCCAAGGTGATTTTGAGCAAACGATTAGCCTAATCAACGCCTATAACGAATTACAGTCAGACCGTATCACCGATAAAAAGAACTTCGTGGATGCCTTGCTGGTAGTCTATGGCTTTACGCTAGATGAGGGCGAGGACGGTGAAGGAGCTAACTTGAAGGATGGCATCTTAGAAGCGCCTGGTAAGGGCGACCAGGGTGCTAGCGTTGAATGGTTGACCAAGAGCTTTGACGAATCACAGCTACAAGTACTTGTTAAGTCGATTAAGGATGACATTCATCAAACGTCTTACGTCCCTAACATGAATGACGAAAACTTTGCTGGGACGATTAGCGGTGAAGCTATGAAATACAAGCTGTTCGGCTTACTCCAATTGTTAGCGACTAAGCAGCGATACTTAACGCGGGGTATTCGGCGGAGACTACGCTTAATGCAGAATATTATGACGTTTAAAGGCCAGTCGGTAGACGCTTCTGGGGCAACAATTAATATAGTTCCTGATATTCCTGTCAATATGGCAGATGTCATCAATAATATTAAGAATGCTGAGGGTGTTATTCCGCAATTAGTGTCCCTCGGGTGGCTGCCTGGGACCAATGACCCACAAGCGTTGATTAAGATGCTGGATCAGGAAAAGGAAAAAGCACTCAAACTACAGCAGAAAGCTATGGGCGGCGAGCCCGCCACAGATAACGAGGAGGTAACTGCGGATGATTCTGGCAACGTTTCAGTTAAACAAAAAGCAGGTAGTGAGTTATCAGATAACGGGCCACGCGAATAGTGCTATTAAGGGCCATGACCTAGTTTGTGCTGCTGTTTCGGTGCTTGGTCAAGCCATCACTAATGAGCTATCTAACGCCACTGTTAACGAAAATGGTGGCTTGTTTATTGGATTGATTGAGCCCAGTGCTGATAACAAAGTTCTGTGTGAGACCTTATTACACGGACTACAAGATATTTCAGCACAATATCCTCAGAATTTGCAAGTGGTGGTGAAGGGCAATTAACTCAGAATTGAATAAAATCATTAAAACGATTGGTGTATTTGTGATCGTGATAATTAAAATGCTTGGATTAGTTTCGCTTGGATGGAAGCCAATTACAGGCATTTTAATTTTGCTATATTTGATTTTATAAGCTCGGAGGTGTAGGAGTGGCGGATGACAAACGCAAGTTAAGTTACTGGCAACTGCGAGCCGTTCAGAGCGAACAGAAATCACATGATGCTGCAACCAAACAAGCGACTATCATTGCGAGAGCGTACATGCGTGCTCAGAACTATTTGACTGGTGAGGTATCACAGATATATAAAAGATATTTTACGGATGGTAAAACGACGGAGTCCGAGGCGCAGCAGATTCTTAACACGAAAGTCAATCCGACTGAACTAGTAACGTTGGGAGCTCTGGCTGATAATATCAATGATGAAGAGTCGAAGAAGCAGGTTACCAACTATCTATCACAGATGGCAGCTAAGGGACGTATTACCAGATTGGAAGAACTCAAAGCTAAGAGTTATATTGCTGTGAAACAGGCGTCATCCGTCGAGATTGAGAAGTCTACAGACCTTTATACCAAGGTAATTCAAGATGCACTTGATCAAGCAACTAGCGAGAGCGTTATTGGTGGCTTTGATAAAGACGTCGTTCTTCCGAGCGTGAGTGCTGCTAGTCAGTCAAAAATACGCACCAGAACTATACTTGACCCCAAAACGGGTAAAGAGATGGTAACAGTAAAGGCGAGTCCAGACGAACCAATAACACGATTTAAAGAGGTGTCTGGAAAGTATGTTAAGGCCGCACTAGACGCCCCGTTTATGGGTAAGAACTATTCTAAGCGGATTTGGCATAACACCGACCAACTAGTTAACCGACTTAGTGAACTATTCACTGCACAGCAAATGAGTGGTATGCGTGAACGTGACATGGTGCAAGCTTTAGCTAAGGAGTTTGGAGCTAGCAGCTACAATACACGACGATTGATTAGAACAGAAGCCAACTACTTTCATAATCAAACGAAGCTCAATGAATGGAAAAGGCGTGGTGTTAAAACGTACCAACTGGTTGCTGTGCTAGATATGCGAACGTCAAAGATTTGTCGAAATATTGATGGGCGAATATTTAATGTGAATGAAGCGGAAGTAAACGTAAATTTTCCACCGTTGCATCCGTTTTGCCGAACTGTTGCGATCATCTATTTGTCAGATAGCAAGTACATGCTACCACGGACGGCGAATGATCCAATTACTGGTGAAAAGCTCAAGTTGAAGCCTGATGCTACTTATCAAAATTGGCGCCAGGCAGTAATCTTAAAGCATGGTCGGCAAGCTTTCGATAATTTGGATAATCAAATTGGAAATCGTCGGTATGATTCTACCCAGTATGATGAATACAAACGTATTTTAGGTGCAGATAACGTACCCGAAACATTCGAAGATTTTCAGACGATGAAGTATAATGACAGTGATAGTTACCAAAGCCTGTTTAAAGTAGCGCGCGAGGTTCGACGCGAACAATTTGCGTTGAACAATGTACACAATTTTGGTGAAGTGCACGGTGTTCCGTATCAACAGGAAGCCAACTCAGTTTTTGACCGTTATGTCGATGGACAACTAGTTACACGAAGATATTATGGTAAGACAGGAAAGGCCCGGCTGGACATTGATTTTACCGACCATGGTAATGCTAAAATGCACACGATTGTGCCACACGCGCATCCCTGGTTACGCGTTACAAAGAAAAATGGCAAGATTGTTCCCCGGCGTGAAGAACCTGGGCGGAAATTAACGATTGCAGAAAGGATTGTGAATAAAGATGGTGGTAAGACGAGTAAAAGCTGATTCGGATCACTTAGAGTCTTTGGAGCAACTTCGATTTGCGTTAGATGTTCGTATGGAGGTTCAAATCAAAATCAATGATGTTGAGTGGTACATTGGCTTTGACAGTGAGGGCAAACGTATCATTTCTAAAGATAATGGTGATTTTGATTATCACTTCAAAGATACTGACGACGTTGATGAGATTCTTGATTATGTAATTGATGGCAAGAAAATCCGTGACCAATGGCAAGATATCGTTATTGTTGCAATGTAGGGCGTTCAATCATTTTGATTGGGCGTTTTTTAGTACGACGAGGAGAACACGATGAGTAAAGATAATTCGGATTTAATGCGTTACACCGAGATGGCAATGAAGGGCTTGACGTTTGACGCTGACACGGAGCAAGGCTTTAAGCTCATGACGGATGCATTTCTAACATGTTATGAGGAAGCACTTAATAAAGGATATGATCAAGTAACAGCAATACAAACCGCCACGATGATCCTTTCGACAATGTTCCATCAGGATTAGCATGGATGACCTGAGCACGTCTCTAAACTACTCAAACTAAATAGCATGCGTGGGTCTGATAATGACGCCACGGTCAATTTAGCACAATGTGTGGGGCTCTTAGAGTAATGCACGGGGTGCTTTTTTTGTGGCCTGAGTTATCGGAAATGCGTGGGCGTGGAGGAATTTAATTATGAAAAAGCTACTCAAACTAAAGATGAATTTACAGATGTTTGCTGACGGTGATAATGGAACTGGCGGGGATGAAGGTAGCAATCAGACGGCTGATAGCACGCCTAACACAATCGACGCCAATCAAAATAGCAACAATGACGACTCTGACCAAGACAATCAGGCAGATACGCCGTTTAAATCGTTTGCTAGTGAAAAGGACTGGCAATCAAGTGTTGATAAGCTGATTGCTTCGGCAATTAAAACACATGATGAAAAACAGGCTAGTGAAGCTCAGCAGCAAAAAGATTACGACAAGATGACTGACCTGGAAAAGGCCAACTATGATAAAGACCAATTAACCAAGCAACTTGCTGAATCACAGCGTCATGGAACTATTGTTGAAAATAAAGCCAAAGTGACGGCTCGACTGGGTGCAGACGATTTGCCGACAGCACTGATTGCGGCTTTTGGTGATGATGTTTTAGCAGATGATAAAGGCATTGAAGCGGCTTACACTGCAATGAGCAAGGCATTTACAGAGAGTTTACAGCAAGCAATCGATAAGCGAATCGCAAGCAGTGGGACCACATTGCCGGGTGCTGATACATCCGCAAATAAATCTGAAGGTGCAACAGCAGCTGAAAAATTAAATAACTCGCAAAAGCCAGCAAAGTCCAGTTTATGGGCGACAAAATAGGGAGGTACTAGATTATGGCCTATGTATTTGATAAAGGAACAGTAGAACAAAAGAATTTCATGGCATCTGAAAAGTTCGTATCATTCTCACGGCAGGTTGATGACACCAGTTACGCGGTGAAGACGGATGCTTTTGGACATAAAGTTATTCCAGCCGGCACGATTTATCCAACTAATGACGCTAAGGCGGAAGGAATCACGATTAACGAAGTGGACGTTACACGTGGCCCTCAAATGGTTGGCGTGATTGTTGAAGGCTATTTATTTGGCCAACGCTTACCAGTGGCGCCAACAGCTGAGGCTATCACGGCATTAAAGAAGATTACTTTCACTGATACGGACGCCGCCGCCAAATCACAAGCCTAATTAAAGGAGGAGAAAACAAATGGCTCAAATTTCAGATTTATTCACGCAACATGATTTAATCGATTTTTCATTGAATCGGCAGTATCCAGCGATGCAAGGTGATGAACTATTCCCAGCAATCAAAGTCAACTCACTAACTGTTGATATCTTGAAACGTCAAAATCGAATTCCAGTGATTGCATCCTATGCGGCTTTTGATAGTGAAGCCGAAATTGGCAGTCGGTCTGCCTCGGGCGCTGCCATCGAACTGGCTTTGATTAAGCGCAAGATGCAGATTAAAGAAAAAGATTTGTATGCGATGCTCAATCCGCGGACGCCCGCAGAAGCTAGCTACTTGCAACAACATGTTTATAACGACTTTGATGTGCTCAATCAAGGCGTTTTAGCACGAATTGAAAAGACCGCTATGGACGTTTTAGCAACAGGTAAGACTATTTTGCCAGATGAAAGTGGTAAACTTGCTGTCCAACTTGATTATCAAGTTCCGACTGAACATCAGGAAGCTTTGACTGGAGCTGCTACATGGGATAACGGCGACGCGGATATCCTTGGTGATATTACGCGCTGGTGCGATAAGATGGATATTACACCAACCCGGGCGCTAACTAGTCGGAAGATTTATCGATTGATTACGACTAATACCAAAGTTCTACAAGCCGTGTATGGTAACTCTACTCGGGCACTTGGACAAGCCGACTTTGACACCTTCATGCAGGCACAAGGTTTACCAATTTTTCGGACTTATGATCAAAAATATACCCAAGTCGGAAAAGATGGCAAGATTACCAAGAGTCGTTACTTCCCAGAAAATCGACTTGTCTTAATGAACGATGACCCGATTGGTAATAAAGTGTTTGGACCAACTCCAGAAGAGTTAGCACAATTCAGTGGCCCAGCGCAAATTAACGCTGTGGGTAATGTTTACGATATGATTTATACCGAAACTAATGATCCAATTGGGACTTGGGAAAAAGCCACAGCAGTTGCGCTTCCAGCGTTTGCCGCGGCGGATGAGGTATTTCAAGCTCAGGTTTTAGCCTAGAGGTGATTGATAATGAAGGTTCGCGTTAAAGATTACCCAATTCGGTATAAAGATACTCGGTATAAAAAAGGTGATGAGCTCAGCATTACGCAAGACGCGTTCAATGATGAGCTTTTTGTTTGTCTTGATAAGCAGAAGGACGAGAAAACTGCCGATAATGCTCAGTTAGAAACAGACGACGAAGAATAGAGGATGATCGTATGGCTAAACCAAGCCCACCAGATAAGGCGGGACAATTGACAAGACTATATACGCGATTAGGTGTTAAGAAAGACACGCCGGATGCTGCGGTGGTTGATGACATCTTTGATGATGCTGTTCAAACGTGCTTGGATTATACCCGGTCTTCACTCTCGACACCGATTCTAATTCAGGCAAAACGGCTTGCCATTATCATGTACAACGAGCAAGGAACAGAAGGCGAAGCATCGAGGTCAGAAGGCGGCGTTTCTCAATCGTTTGAACTGGGACTACCTAACATAATTAAAACCGCGCTAGCACCTTACCGAGTCGCGAAAACGAGGCGATTCTAATGCGCCTTAGACCAACAGACCTGACAACTGTTTATTTACGACAACAACAATCAGGTCACGATGATGAAGGTAATGTCATTACGGCGGGATGGAGCAATCCAATTGCAGTGAGGATGAACATTCAAGCTGCTGGCGGTTCAGTGAATGCGCAAATCTGGGGCAAAGACCTTAAGTACATTAAATCTGGTAAGTATCAAGGTAATCAGATCAATGAAGGTCAACAAGAAAATTGGGGTGTTTGTGTCAATGTTACTAAAGATAGCGAGCCAGATTACGTTATCAATTCGATACAAACATTCAGCACCCATAAAAATATCACTTTAGAGCAACGTAAACGAGGCGAATAGGATGGCTAAAGTTGAATGGCGTGGCAGTGATAAGCTGAAAGCTCAGCTCAAAAAAATGCCCAGTGTGGTTCACGATGCCATCTGGGATGCTACTTTTGATGTTGTTGAGAAAGCAGAGGGCTATGCAGTCAAAGAACTTCAATCCAGCGTTAAGTATGGAAATGGTGAGTTGGCTCGAAGTATTAAATATGAGGTTGTCGATAGTGATGGCAAGATTGTCGGTCGTGTCTGGTCCGATGACCCAGTAGCGCTATTTCGTGAGCTCGGTACTGGACGAGTGGGTGAGGAGTCGCAAAAAGATTTACCCGATGGATTTACACCAGTGTACAGGCAAACGCCTTGGTTCATTCCTGCTGATGACGTTGATACTGACCTGAGTAAACTGTATGGTATGCCTAAAATCGAAATCGACGGACACACATTCTATCGGACAAGCGGTCAACCCGCCCGCCAGTTTTTAACCCCCGCCGTCAAACAAGCCAGTCGTGAGGCACCAGAGATGATTAAGCAGAGTGTGGAGGCCGCACTCCATAACAAATTAGGGGGTAGTTGATGGTAATTATTAATGTGAAGTCAGTAGTGTATCAAGCACTAACGGCTATACCGGAAATTAAACAGGTCTCAACCACGTACCCAGATAATTTAACGGTGTTCCCAATCGCTATATACAACACGGCACATAAAGCCTATTTTCGTGATGCTAATCAGCAAGAGTTGCAAACGGAATGGACGATCACAATTGACCTCTTCTTAAAAGAAGGTAGCACAACGGCAATCACGAATAAGCTCATGTCATCATTTGGTGATATGGGCTTTTCAAGCGATGTTGGTGATAGCAATTTAGCGGGTGTGAATCGCACTGTATTACGATTTACTGGTGTTGTTGATAACACTAGTCACCGCGTATTTGAAAGTTGAAAGGATGATTGAAATTGAAAAAGAATTTAACAGTATTTGATTTACAACGATTTGCTGCAGACGCTAGTGCCGGGCTTGCCGGAACAGGGACCAAGCTTGAAATGTCAGTGGATGGCACTAAGTTTGATGAAATTGGCGGTATTAAGACCGTTCCTGACATGGGTTCAGACCCAGAAAATATTGATGTGACTGATTTATCAGATACGAAAAAGAAGTCAGTTCCTGGGATTGAAAATACATCAACGTTAGCTTTTACCTTTGTGTACAAGGGCAGCAACTTTGCAACGGCTTTAACGCACAATGGTGACAATAAGCAATATAAATGGAAGGTCACTTATCCTGATGGGATGACAGCTTCTTTCACTGGCTCATATACCGTCAAAATGGGTAACGTTGCTGTTAACGGAGCACTTGAATACACGATTTCGATTATCGTATCGGACGGACCGGACTTTGCAACGGCCAGTAGTAGCGCCGGAGCTTAGAACCGTCACATTTTATCCAGATAATAATTAACTTGAGTAAGAGACGAGTAGGCCAGCAGGCTGATATGAGACGAATAATAAAAATGGAGGAACTACGTTATGACAGTAAAGAAAGCAACTAAGAAGTTTGAAATGGGTGGATTACAACTTGAATTAAAGTTAACAGGCCGTGATATTTTGAATATTGAAAAACGCTTGGGTAAATCTATGATGTCACTCTTTATGAGTGCGGATGGCGGAATGAAATTGCCACCATTGAATGAAATGCTTATCGTATTGCAAGGTGCGAACCAAACTCACGGCGTTACTGATAACGACATTTTTGCTGCCTTTGAAAAATATTTTGATGAAGGTCATGCCCCAATGGATTTATTTACAGTGCTAACAGACTTATTCCAGGAATCTGGTTTTTTCGGCAAGACAGCTTCGGCTTCGAAGACGAATACGGAATCGGAAGTCACTCTGGACAACGAACCAACGACCGAGACGACACTTTAAGCAATAATTACCAGACTGTTTCTGAGTTGCTAAGTGCTATTTACCCATTGGCCGTGCAATCTGGGATTGATTCTGACCACTTTTGGGAACTTGATTTTGGTGAACTCATGGTTCAAGTAATCGCAAATAATCGTAACCGTATAGATGATATGCGAATGAGAGCGGTAATGGATCACAAGCAAGCTGAGATGATGGCATTTGCTTTGAACGACCCTAGCAAAATGCCATCGGTTGAAGAGGCTTATCCATTTATCAAAACAGCGACTAGTACATCGTCGGATTCTGTTCCTGAATGGAAACGGGACCAGTTGCTTCTAATGCAGCAATCGCAAAAGATTAAGACAGCCCGAAAATTCAAAAAAACTACATAGGAAGGGGGAAACAACGTGGAACTTGAAGAAATTGAACTGCTATTCAAAGTGAACACTGAACAAATGGAACAACAATTTGCCAAGGTTCAACCGATGATTGATAAATTGATGGGGAAGACCGCTGATAGTGCGAAGTCCGGTATGGACAAGACCGAGCAGTCGATGGATGTTTCTAAAGGTGTTCAAAAGTTGCAAGACCAGTTGTCCGGTTTGAACGAGACTATCAAAACTGCATTCGAACGAATGAGTAGCTCGACATCTACCGGGGCTAGCAAGGTCAACCAGAATGCTGGCAAGATGTTTACCGGTAGCCGGGTTAAGGTAAAACAGGACTTACAGGCCATGCTGAGTGATATCAATGCAAAGATGGATCAGGCCCGAGCTGCTCAAGCCAAGATGCGTGACTTAATGAATCAAAAAACGTCCTTGAATACCGCTCAACAGAATGGGACGCAAGGAATTAAAATTGATAATCAGGTTGCGTCCGCTCAAGCTCAGATGACGCGTTATCAAAACCAAGCTAAAGCTCTAGCCCAATCAATGCGACAAGAATTTAAAGCGGTGCCGGACTCACTGCGGCAGATTTCTAAAGCTATGGATCAAAACGAAGTTAAAATTGAAACCTATCGGCGTCAGTTGAAGGCGTTGCAGGGCTCCTATCGTGATGTTCAGGATTCTATGAAGACGATGGGTGCCAGCGACCGGCTGACCAAGCAAAGCACGGCACTTGAAAAGAGCATCATGAGCACACGCGATAAGATGAACAAGCTCATTAATTCCAATGATAGTCTGAACAAGAGCTATGCTTATGTTTCTGATCGTGGTGACGAACTTAAATCTGTAATTGGTAAGCTCAATACTGAGATGGGTGAATCCGGGACGGCTGCTACACGAGCGGCAGGTTCGTATAATCGTTTCGGCAGTGCGGCAAGTAGCGCAATGAATAAAGCATCAGGTTCCGGTAAGGGGCCTTCTAATTGGTTCAGTCGCATTAGCAACGGTATTCAAGGTGCAACAAGCCGGATACGCAATTTTGGAAATAGTAGTAGTTCTTCAATGAACAAAGCCTCTTCTAGTGCTAGACGGACCAGCGGGGCCCTGGGCGGCATTGCCCAGCAGTTGAAGTACCTCCCATCACAATTAATCGTATTTGGGTTGCTGTACCAAGGCTTGACGCAACTTGCTACTGGGATGATGACAGCATTTAAGACGAACGCGCAGTTTGCAAGTAGTCTGAATCAAATCAAGGTCAATTTACTGACAGCATTCTATCCGATTTACAACTTTGTACTTCCGGCTGTCAATGCATTAATGTCGTCATTATCTAAAGCGACATCATGGTTGGCACAGTTCACATCAGCACTAACGGGTATGAGCTATTCCAAGGCGCGGCAAGGTGCTCAGGGACTTTATGAGCAATCTAAGGCACTAAATGACACGGCTGCCGCTTCTAGCAAAGCTTCTGCTTCTGTTAAGAAGGCAAACGAAGAGATTCGAAAGCAAAATGCGGCTCAGGCTAAATCAGTTCGTGAAGCAAATGCTCAAATTCGGGCGCAAAATCAGGCTCAAGCAGCCTCAGTTCGTGAGGCTAATCGACAAATTGCGGAGTCGAACAAACAAGGTGCTGCCAAAGTTCGTGCTGCTAACGCGGCAATTGAAGCCGCCAATAAACGTTCTCAGGCTTCCATGGAAGCAACCAAGAAAAAGAACAAAGAACTCATGCAGTCTTTAATGGGATTTGATGAGCTCAATGTCTTGGATAAGAGTAGCGATGATGAAGACTATTCCTACGATAAAAAGCCTAAAGAGACATTTACGCCGCAAGAAATGCAAGCTGCGCCAGAGTCAACACCCACGAAAAGAGCACCAGAAAGTACACCGTTGCAGTCGACGGATGACATTGGTAGTGAAGCCGGTAATGATGGTGTTAATTTTGGTGTTCCGTTAGGTCAGTCATTCAATAGCGCAACGGATGCAGCAAAAAAGTTACAAAAAGTTTTGGGTGAACTTTTTGATCCAATGAAGGCGGCGTGGGACGCCAAGGGTAAGTCGGTAGTAGATGCGGCTAAGTATGCTTGGAAAGAGGTCGGACGCGCCCTTGGGGATGTTGGTCGGTCGTTTGTGCATGTATGGGATAACGGCACTGGTCAGAAGACAGTTGAGGCTATTTTGCAATTGTTAGCAGACATGTTAAATATTGTTGGCGATATTGCCAAAGCATTCTCACAAGCGTGGGAAGGCGGCGGTGGCCGTGGGACTAAGTTAATCCAAACCATTTTCAATTCATTGAATGATGTGTTGAAACTGATTCACGATATTGCAAGCTCGTTCCGTAGTGCATGGAATGGCGGTAATCTGGGCGAACGGATTTTTGCCAATCTCATTACGTTGGTGACAAATCTAGTCGGTCTGATTGGTGATATCGCTAAGGCGTTTGATAATGCATGGAATCATGGCAACACTGGTACCAAGCTTATTCAATCAATTTTAAATGCATTGAACGCTGTAATAAAAGTGCTTAATAATATTGCAGTAGCATTTCGTAATGCTTGGAATAGTGGTGCAGGTGAGAAAATTGCATCAAATCTCTACAAGATATTCACAAACATCTTTAATACTGTTAGTGCACTTGGCGGTCAATTTGACAAGGCTTGGCAACATGGTGGTGTTGGTACATCTATTTTTAAAACGCTGCTCGGTATGGTTAATGACATGTTGGGTGCGTTAAATGACATGGCAGGAGCAACAGTTAAGTGGGCTTCTAAACTTGACTTTACGCCCTTACTGCAATCGATTGATAGATTACTAAAAGCGATTAGACCAGTAGTCAAAGATGTATGGGACGGCCTGGATTGGGGATATCAAAATATCCTGTTACCATTGGCCAAATACACGATTACTAATTTAATCCCAACGTTCTTCGATGCATTAGCTGCGGCGCTTAAATTGGTTCACAGCATTATTCAAGCTTCACAGCCAGCATTTAAATGGATATGGGATTCGTTCCTAAAGCCATTAGCAAAGTGGACTGGTGGAGTTATCGTTGGCGTGCTTAAGAAGTTAGCAGATGCATTAGGCGGGATTTCCAGTTGGGTAGATAAACACCATACGGCCGTTGAAGCAATGGCGAAAGTCTTAGTAACTATGTTTGCGTTTAAAGTAACAATGACGGGGCTAAGCAATGGAATAGGACTACTTGGAAAATTAGCTGATAAAGCGGCTATTATTGGTGGTAAAGGGCATGTTCTCAGAGACTTTTTTAAAGGGATTACTGGAATTGATAAGCTAGAAGAAGCTGTTGGCAGCGTGAAGACATTATGGTCGCTTGCAAAAATGAAGTGGTCAGATTATGCTGCTGCATTAGCAGATGGTTGGAAGGCTCTCAAAAATTGGAGTATTTGGTCTAAATTGGCAGCCGCCGGACAAGCAGTATTAGATGCTGCAATGGATGCTAACCCAATAGGATTAGTCGTACTTGCGATTGCGGCATTAGTTGCTGGATTCGTCGCGCTATACAAACATAATAAGAAATTTAGAGATTTTTGTAATTCTGTTTGGAAGAATATAACCAAATGGTTTGGTGATTCAATCGATTGGATTTCTAAAAATTGGACTAAAATAATCGGTTTTATTATTAATCCGGTTGGCACGATTGCTTCCTGGTTCCTTAAAGATACAAAAACAGGTAAGAATATTCTTAAATGGGCATCGAAATTACCGGGTAAAGCCTCCGATTGGGCTAAGAGTGTTGGTAAAAAGGTTGGGACCCATATAACTAATGCTAAGAAGGATTTCCAACAAGCAGGAAAGAATATTGGTAATTGGACTACTGGGTTTGTTGGCGGTGCTAAGAGAACTGTTAACACTTGGGCATCGAATATTGGCAACGGTGTTCATAAGAAAGTTTCTGATGGTAAAAAGGCCGCTCAAGAAGCGGGTAAAAAGATTGGTAACTGGACGTCTGAGTTTACGAGCAAATCTAAAGGTGCAATCGTCGGTATTCGAAAATGGGCATCAAATATCGGTAGTAATGTTAATACTAAAGTCGAAGATGGCAAACGATTAGCCAAGAATGCGGGTAGTAAGTTAGGTTCATGGGTTAATAACTTTAGAACTGGCGCAAGTAAGACTGTCTCTAGTTGGGCTGGAAGTTTAGGCTCGAAGACTAATTATGGAATGGGGAGTTCTAGAACGGCTGCGTTAAGAGCCGGTACTCAGTTAGGTAATTGGGTTGCTTCGTTTAGAACTGGCACGGGTAAAACAATTGCAAAATGGGCCGGTGGTTTAGGCGGTAAAATTGGTGGCGGTCTTTCATCTGGTTGGAAGTCTGTAAAAAAGGGTTCTGCGGATGTTGCTAATGCAATTATTGGTACGATTGGAAAAGCCGTTAATGGCGTTATCGATGGCATTAAATGGATTCTCAATCACGTAGGCGCCTCCAGCAAAGCAAAGTCATTGAGCCACTGGAGTGTTCCGTCATTTGCAACTGGTGGTCGCCATAAAGGTGGTCCAGCAATCGTTAATGATCAGGTTGGTGATAAGTATCGTGAAGCATACAAGTTACCAAATGGACGAACAGGTCTTTTCCCAGCAGTTCGCAATATGATGGTCAATCTTCCGAGAGGTACTCAAATTCTCAATGCGGCACAAACGGCTCGTAAAGCAACAGCAATGGTGCCACACTATGCCGGTGGTATTGGAGACTTTGATTTTGACTTTTCAAGTATTGGTAACTTCAATTTGCCAAGTTTCAACTTTAGCATGCCGAATTTTGGTGATTTGTTCAGTGGTATAGGGGACAGTGTAGGCAGTTTTGCCAATGGTGTGAAAGATACGGCAAGTGATATCTGGGACGATGTCACGCACCCTGAAAAAGTATTGAAAGCTGCTATGAACAAGTTTGTTAAATTTACCGGCTTAGGCGGCTATCCGCTAGATGTTGCTAAAAGTATGGTGGATTTTAGTGTTGATAGTGCTAAAAGTTGGGTCGGTAAGATTCTCAAAGAATATGGCGAGAGCGAAGGACCAAATGGTGGTGCAATCACTCATTCAATGATTAGTCGCGCACTCGAGATGACTAAAGTTCCTAAATCGCGGTGGTCAAAGATGCAACACGATATCATTGAAGTGGCTAAGTCAGAGACCGGAAATCGAAATATTACGCAGACAATTACTGATGTGAACTCGCTAGCTGGTAATCCTGCAGGTGGACCACTACAGTATGTCAAGTCAACATTTGATGCATTTGCTTTCCCTGGACATCATAACTTCAGATCATCATTTGACCAAGTATTGGCTTATCTGAATAATTCAGACTATTACAATGCTGCTGGTCATACAGTCATTTGGGGCACGCCTAAATTTGATTGGTTGCACAGTGGACCGATTGGGCACCGCCGTTTTGCTAATGGTGGTCTTGTTGATGCTCATCAAATGATCGAAGTGGCTGAACAGAATAAGCCGGAAATGGTTTTACCTTTAACTAACATTCCACGGTCAATGCAATTGATTAAGCAGGCACTAAGGTTTATGGGACAGACGTTCAGTGATGGCCTACAAATGCCCACAGCTTTAACTCAGTCGATGGATATGAGCAACCTGGCTAGTCAGCCAAGTAGTACAAGTACACAGAGTATGAATAGTGGTGGCATTAACGAGCTTGGAACAAGCATCGTTAACGCGCTTGTACAGGGCCTACAAATGACAAATGTTGGCGGCAGCATGAACAATCAACCAATCAATGTGAACTTGACGTTGCAAGTAGGCGATGAGAAATTCGGTAATGCTGCTATTAAAGGTATTAACGCGGTAAATCAGAAGAATGGTAAAAACATGTTGAGACTATAGGAGATGATTACGATTGACATATTTACTGAAAATTGGTGGGACAGTGGTTAAAGCACCACAGTCCCTAGAAGTTGCAATTCAAGATATCGATGCAAGAGCATCGCGTGACGCGAATGGACTTTTGCATCGAGACCGTGTCGCAATCAAACGCAAGTTAACAGTAAAATGGGGGCCGCTAACACTGGCCGAGAATAGCACAATACTAAAAGCTGTCTCTGGACAGTTTTTTTCTTGCAGTTATTTAGACCCACAAGAAGGTGCAGTAGTGACCAAAACATTTTATGTTGGTGATCGGACTGCGCCGGTTTATACACTTAATCCAGTAACATCAGATTATATTTGGCAGAATGTTTCAATGGACTTCATTGAACAGTAGGAGGGTGAAAATTAATGATTAAGCAATCTGATTTAGCCCTCGCTGCATGGAAGGCAACTGAACGGACGTTGGATTCAGTTGTCACAATTAACAAGATTGACTATAAAACGACAGATATTGCATCCATTTCATATGACGCAGGTGGCTATACTGGAGATACGTTTGGTATTGGCTCGAATTATGAAAACAGCGTGAAAATTAAGTTTTCACACTTAATTGAAGGACTTAAACCTGGCATGACGGTATTGCCTAAGATTGGTATAAAAACATCTAATGGCTATGAGTATAGCTCGCTTGGCCTTTTTATCGTATCAGATGACATTCAAATGGACCGAAACAACGATGAGACAACAATTAAGGCATATGACCAGATGTGTCTATTGGAGGGTACCTACACTTCTAAGTTAACTTACCCTGCGAAAATGACCAGTGTGATTGCAGAAATTGCAAATTTGGCTGGCGTGTTACTTAATACAACTGACATTAGTCATTTGCCTGTACAAGTTAACTTACCCAGTGCTATTACCGGTCAAACGTATCGAAATGCAATTGGTATGATTGCTCAATTTTATGCTGGATTTGCAACGTTTGATAGGGACGGCAAATTAACAATTCGCACGATTGCAGAGTCAGATTATACATTAGATCCGAGCCAATACGAACAAGGTGGCTTAACAAAAAATGAAGCACCATACAAAATTGGCGGTATTCAGTGTGAGGTCACAACGACTACTACGGATTCAACAGGTCAGAGTACCGAAACTACAAACACGCTTCAAGTAGGGGCAACGTCAGGATCACAGATTAAACTCACCAACAATTTGATGACAATGGATCGTTTAGCATCAATATGGCAACAGTTACAAAGCTTGACCTTCTACCCTTTCAGTTTGAATTGGTTTGGCAATCCTGCAATAGAAGCTGGCGATTGGCTAACACTACAGGATACTAAAGGCAACAAGTTCAACGTGCCTAATAATGGTTATACTATGACGTTTGATGGCAGTTTGTCTGCTGTTTCTAAAGCAGATCAGACCTCAACCTCTAGTAGTAGCTATGCTTGGCGAGGTGAGCTATCACAATATGTTGCTGACTTAGGTGGACGACAAGGTGCTTCGGGTAACTATATCTATGGTACAGATACAACTGAACCGCCATACGGAGCTAAATTTAACGATATCTGGTACAAGCAGAACGGTAATAAAGTTGAATTGTGGACTTACGAGCGTCAGACAGATGGAACTGGTAAATGGGTACTTACTGTGTCGGACACTACTGGGGAAGAAGTGAAAGCGAAAGTTGACCAAGAGGAACTGGAAGCTAAGGCTGGTATAGATACAGCTAAAGCGGCCATTGATAAAGCTGCCCAGCTTGCGGCTAAGTACGATGATACAAATGCATTAGCTAATCAAGCTATGGATAAAGCAGTAGGTGCACAAAGCGACGCTAGTTCCGCAGCTGCTAAAGCAAACTCTACAGCCTCGGAATTCGGAAAAGTTGACCAAAAGGCAGAGAGTGCCTTAGCTAGTGCACTTGGCGCTCAAAGTGATGCTAGTGTTGCCGTTAAACAGGCCTCTTCTGCTGCAGCTGATTCTAAAGATGCCAAGCAAATAGCCGGAGCGGTCAGCCAGAGTTACAAGACTCTAACTGATGGTTCAACTATGACCATTGCAGAGTTAGAGAATGGTCTAGCTACAAAACTGACTAAGACTGATTTGGATGGTTACGCTACTGAGACTTGGACGCAAAACCAGATTAAAGTTACTGCTGATGGAATAAATGCGACCCTGTCCAGTGTCAAAACGACTGTTGACGGTCAGACTATCAGTATTAATGACCTCAAGGCTGACTCAAGTTCTTTTAAGAGCCAGTTTACGACTGTTAATAATACTCTGGGTAAGCACACTACTGATATTGGTTCTTTACAAACGACGTCCAAGGAATTGACTACTGGGTTTAATACGTTAACGACTGATAATGGTACTAATAAGAACGACATTAGCCAGTTGAAACAGACTTCCACAGAAGTCAGCAGCACCTTAGAAACTGTTAAAACGCAGGTTCAAGATAGTTCAGTTGGGACTAACTTGTACACTGATACTCGTGACTTTGAAAATCCTGATGTATGGAACGGCTGGAACAATGCTTATAAAACTACCGAAAAGTTTAACGGTTTAACTGTAATGGGAACCGATACTGATTGGGGCGGTTTAGGTCAGACTATACAGGCCAAGAAAGGCGAAACTTATACCTTCTCAGTTTATGCAAGATATAAAAGTGGAACTGGCAATTCTAAAATATATTTTAGAATTAGTAATGATTCGACCAACACGGATATTGGAGCAGCATCAGTTTCTTTGAACGAAACATGGCAGAGGTTCACAGGGACCGCAACAGTAACCGCTGATGGACAAATAAATGCACGTATCGAACGAACCGCTGACAATACTAATACCTTGCTTATTGCCGGACCTAAGCTTGAACGAGGGTCAATGATGACTGACTATTCAGTAAGCCCCTTGGATAATGCTACAGTTACTGCTTTCTCCAAGCTTTCTCAAACTGTGGATGGTATTAAAACCGATATCTCCAAGAAGATTGAGCAGAAGGATCTTAATGGGTATGCCACTCAGACATGGACTCAGAATCAAATTAAAATAACTTCTGATAACCTTAGTGCAACTTTGTCAAGCGTTAAAAGTACCGTCGATGGTCATGCAACCAGCATTAATAGCCTCCAAGCTGACTCGAGAGGGTTTAAAGACCAGTTTACGACTGTCACTGATACTCTAAGTAAGCACACTACCGATATCGGTACACTCCAGTCAACCACTAAGTCTTTATCTGCTAGCTTTGATTCCTTGAGCACTGATAATTCCACCAATAAGCACGATATTAGTCAGTTGAAATTAACGGCTAAATCGTTCAGTAGCACTTTGGTCACTGTCCAGGAACAGGTGAATAATAGTGCGGTTGGGACCAATTTACTGATAGGGACTACAACTCCTGTGTCTATCAAGGGTAATAATTCTAGTAATCAAGCTGGGAATACCTACGCTCTAGTTGGGGGTATGAGTGCTTATGCCTTGTATCAAAAATACGGGAGTACGTTTACCTTAAGCTATGATTGGTCTGTTACAGATACAGCTAGTGCTTACACAGGGCAGATGCAACAACAGTTTAATCAGGGCCCTTGGGGCTTTAATGATAGTACTATGATTTCAAGCAGTAACAAATCAGGGCATAAAGTTACTACTTTCACTCTAGCAAACAACTCTGCCAATACAGCTACTGGCCTTCAATTTAGACTAGATAATTTGCCAACCACGTCAACAATTACAGTGTCTAATATGAAGCTTGAAAAAGGAAATGTAGCAACTGATTGGTGCCCTAATCCGTTGGATAATGCAACTGTTGACTCAGTTTCTAGTATCTCGCAAACTATTGACGCCATCCAAACAACAGTACGTGGAAAGGTTGATAACGACACTTATCAGTCAAAGATGACTCAATTGGATAACCAGATCACTACTAAAGTATCACAAGGTGACATTACAAACGAAAATATTCTGCCATATTCTGGTTATTGGTCAGATTTGACGGGCTGGACACTAATGAGCTGGGGAGCTGCAGATAGAAATTTAAATCTAATTCATCACAACTTCTATCATAATGCGGTTGATGCAACTTTATGTGTTGGGACAGCTATGGCTGACACTGCAGCTGCAGGCTCAACAAAGTTTAACGTCATACCAAATACAACCTACACCATGACTTTCTGGGGTTTTGCTAGTTCTAATGTGAAAGGAACCAATGTATATGTTCTAGGTCGCACCTTTGCATCTACAAAAGACTATGACTATGTTCATAATGTGCAGACAAATTTGATTATGTCACCAAGTGGGATAAATAAATACACTGCGACATTTACTACCAATTCGGATGAGACGCAGGCGTATGTTCGATTAGATAATCAAGGTTCTACCAATGGTCAAAGCTCTGGCGCATATTTTGCTGAACTTAAAATCGAACGAGGAACCGTATCAACTCCATATACTAGGGTTTCAAGCTCAGAAGTTCAAATAACTTCCGACACTATCAATCTTAAGGTTTCCAAAGATGGTGTTATCAATGCTGTCAATATCTCTCCTGAAGGAATATCAATATACGGTAACAAACTGCATATTACGGCGGCCACCTACATTGATAATGCAGTCATTAAGGACGCCATGATTGCCAACCTAAATGCTAATAAGCTTACTGCAGGTACTATCAATGCTGCGAATATAAATGTAATCAATTTGAATGCGAACAATATAACAACCGGTACGCTATCTGGTTCAAATTTACAAATTAACCTTAATACTGGAGTTGTTACATTCCAACATGGTCGTATTCACAACGCTAGTAACACAATTGATATTAATATTGACTCAGGGTATATGTCAGTAGCAAACGGCAGTAATCGTGTAATGTTAAAAGATGGTGAAATGCAATTTGTACAACCCGGAACTTATGACACATCTACTGATCCCTATCTAAGTATCTCAAATACGTTTGGTGGGCAATCAACTGAAGGCGCTGCTTTTATTGGTCGTAAATACGCAGTCTTGACAAATTCGGCTAATACAACTGGAAATGGAATATTTGACATAGGAATTGGAACAGAGAAATTTAGTGGTTTTGCAACTGGGTATGGTTCTGGCCTTTGGAATTCGGGATGGCACATGACCAAAGTTGGTGGAGCTGAGCGCGGTGTGGTTATATCTGGAGGTAAAGCCACGTCATACCGTCAATACTGGTCAGCCAGTCCTTCAATTATGGTTGGTGCTACACAGACTAGTACTTCTTCTGGAGGTATGAATGGGTCAAACATTATTATGGATTGTGACTACTTGTACAACTTTAGCACATGGATGCGAACCAGCAGTCATGCGGCTAACGTTTATGTTGCTGATGATGGTGCCATTGTTAGAGCTAGTTCGGCTTCTAAGTATAAAACAAATATCGAACGATCATTCGAGACTGGGATGGGCGAACGTATCCTGGAGGTTCCAACGGCGCATTGGTTTGATAAAGCAGAAGTTCTTAACAAAACATTAGATCCTCAAGCTCCAGATCCTCGCCGCTATTTCGGTATGATTGCTGATGATGTAGACGATGCTGGATTAACTGAATTAGTAGAATACAATGACAGAGGTGAAGTAGAAGGGCTCATGTATGATCGCATTACATTGACTCTTATCCCAATCATTCGTAACTACCGAGATCGCATTACCAAATTAGAATCAGAAGTTAAACAATTGAAAGAAGGATAATTATGTCAAAAACATCAGTACAATTAGGATTCAAGAATGGTGAATTAGTAAACGTTTATCAAGCACTTCAGGAATACAAGCTCAAGGGTCGGGCATCGTTGGGCCGAACATGGCTCGGAAAGCGTCTTGCTGATGCAGACAAACAATTTAACGAAGATCGTACTGCCACACAGAAAGTCTATTTCAAAACTGATGATGACGGGGAATTTGTATACCAAGCGGATAAGAAAACATTGATTTTAAAAGATGACTACACAATGGCCGAAGCACAGTCAAACTTTGATGAATTAATCAATGAAGTGATTACTATTGACGTGAGCCAGTATTCTGAAAGAATCAAAGCTCTCTATCAAGCACTTGCAGATTACCCATACGAGTTGGACGGTCAGACTGCTGAATTATACGCATTAGTATTTGATCAGTTAGATAAGGCATATGGAAAGGGGAAATAAAGATGGAGCTATTAAACACTAGCATCTCTTATAATATAGATGGAACTGGTAATACGAGTTCTGTAATTGCAGGTCTTCGTGGCGAAGTAGAAGGTCGAGTAACTATTACGGCAAATGTCACTATTTATCCGACAGACTTAGCTAAAGATGAAACTTTCGATGATCTAACAAAAAAAGAATTATCCAAACGTGCGGTGGATAAGATTCCATCAATAATTGACTCTCTAATTGCAGTTAATGGTGGGTGGATTTTTACTGCTGGCAAGATTTCATCGGTATCCACTCAATTTAATCAGTCTGAAACCGGCACATATGTGAATGCGAATGTTATTGCCACCGAATCAGATTTTTCGGATAAGAGGTTAGACGATGTTACAATGTCGGAGGCGCAGAGCGTGCTGCAATCCATTCTTAAGAATGAATTGCCAACATCATAAATATTAAGTGAAAGATGAACTTTGAAGAGATGGTGAATTGAAAATTAATAAGTTAAAACGACTAGGCCAGTGTATTTTAGGATGCTTTTGACCGTTCAATCAGGAATGACAAATAGGAGGTAGACAATTGAATAAACGTAAATTAAAGGCACTCATCTTAATGATGGGCGCCATTTTTATGGCCTTTTTAATGATCAACGTTACCAGTCAGGCTGCTCGCATGGATATGGTCGATGTGTCGAATAACAACGGCTACATGAGTACTGCCGAATACGTTTCGATGCGTAATGAATTTGGCGTTAAGGCCCTTACCGTCAAGATTAGTGAAGGCACAACCTTCAAAGATGGCTACGCTGCTAGTAATATCGCTAATGGTCAAGCGGCTGGCTTATACGTCAACGGCTATCATTTTGCCCATTATAAAACTAAGGCTCAAGCAATTGCCGAAGCTGACTTTGCTGGTCAGGCAGCCAAAGCGGCCAGACTACCAGTGGGCGCAGTATTGGCAACGGACGTAGAATCGGCTGAGGAACAAGGAATCTTGTCACAAGCGGCCAACGACCGCAACAATGCTGCCTTCATGAAAGAGATTCAGAAGTTTGGTTATCGGGCCGACATTTATACGTCTGGATCATGGGCTAACAACAAGATGACCATCAAGGGCAAAACAGGTTGGGTTGCTGGTTACCCCTATGTCATGTCTGGTCAGAAGTGGTATACGAATAACAATGCCTGGCAATGGTCCGGGGCAGCTCGTTTCCGGATTAGCTACGGTGGCTTTGACGTCAGTCAACTTTATACTGATTACTACACAGCTGGTCAGAAATCAACGGTCAAGCCAACCGATCCAAATGCCGTTAATGATAACAACCAGGAGGCCAACAAAAACACTTCCAAGCCATCTAATTCGGTCAAGTGGGTCAAGGAGTCAAAAAACTATACGCTCAAGACGGCGGTTAAGCTGCGCACTGGCACGTCAACGGCATCAAGTGTGATTGCTATCTTGCCAGCTGGGACTACGGTCAAAACTGACCAAGCTATCATTCAGAATGGTTATCGCTGGGTACGTCAGCCACGATTTAATGGTTATGGTTATCTAGCAACCGGCCCGGCAAGCAATACGCTGGAATACGTAAAGAGTGGTGCAACTCATACGTATTACACAGTCAAGTCTGGCGACAGCTGGTGGTCAATCGCTCAGCGCAACGGCCTAAGTATGACTACATTAGCTAGTCAGAACGGCAAGACGATTTACACCACTATCTATCCTGGCCAGCGATTGGTGGTGCGATAATTGCATACACTATTAGGATTAGGCTGGGATGAATGGGGATCAATTGTTGCCATTGTCGCTAGTATTTGTGTACTAGCTAATTGGATTCTAAATAAGACGGTCCGTATCCCGCTTAACGATTTAGGCAAGCGGCTGAGCCATTTTACCGATGAAAGTTTAAAAGTGAGGCAGCAAAATGCTGAAGCAATGAATGCGATTGAAAATCGGGTCATTAAGGTAGAAGGCCGGCTAGATGGTCATGACATGGAATTTAAATATCTATATGAAAAGGAAGCCAAAAGAAATGAGAAAAATTAGTTTTAAGAATGCTGATGGAAGCTTGAATGGTAAATTGATCGCTGGAATTATTTCCTTACTGATCGTTTTGGTTCAACAAGTCTTTGCCATGTTTGGCATTAAGTTTACTGGTGACTGGTCAGCCATTGTTGCCGTTATTAACACTGTACTAACGATCCTTGGTATGCTGGGCGTTATTACTGACGTTCAAACAGTGTCGGCACCAACAGTTGATAGTAAAGAGGAAAGTCAAGTCGAAGCAGCAGCTAATAAAGTTGCTGACGAAGCGCAAACACCAACGTCCACAGCTGCTGTAGTGAATAGTTCTGCATCATATGACGCTGAAATGGCGTCAGAATCCGCCTCACAAGCAGGCGAAAAGTAGTATAATTAAATATTGAATTTGCTAATCCCCTGCGTTTCGGCGTGGGGGATTTTTTGTTAACAAAATATATAAAAAAGAGCCAGTCAAGACTGGCCCAATGTTTAAATAAATAAAATGGGTGTTCTGTTTCTCCTAAGATAATAAAGAACACAGTTATTATACATTAAACCTGATTAATATAACAAGGACTTATTAATATTTTTCTATAGATTACTTTCGGTATTGTGATATAAACCGACAAGTGTTATTATGCCCCTTGTCCTGTTATTAGTATCACAGCTTTCAAATCCCCCCAAGATTGTCGGTTAGTGGTGCCGGAAGTGATGAGGATAATCTTCTGCTTGATGGGTGGAAGATTTTTTTGTGTTGCTTGCCTGTATATTTTGTTAGTGAGAGTTTAGATTTAGCATTATTAGCTGTCAATATAGCTAATTAGATAACTACAAGACTTTACAGAATAGCAAGTAATAAGTATAATATTAATTGTCTCTAGTGTAGTTTCTAGATGATAGTTATAACTTGATTAATTCCCTGCGCTTCGGCGTGGGGAATTTTTTTATGTATTACCCGCCTAGGAATTTTGGTGCACATTTGGTGCACGTCGTGAAACAAAACGTTGCTATGTTGGTGTCTAACCACCGTATACTACTCCGGGTGGGTACGTCAGCCACGATTTAATGGGTTATGGTTGTCTAGCAACAGGCCCAGCCAATAATTCACTGGAATACGTTAAAACGGATGCTTCTCACACGTATTACACGGTCGTTTCAGGTGATAGTTGGTGGTCGATTGCCAAACGAAACGGCCTGAGCATGTATACGTTAGCATCACAAAACGGTAAGAGTATCTATTCAACGATTTATCCGGGCATAAAATTGATTATTAAATAGACGAAACCCCTATACTAGCAATTGCTGGTATAGGGGCTTTTTTCGTTTGTTGTAAAATTTACGCTTTCATTGTATAATTGTGTAATGATTACAAAAATCGGTGTAATAGTAAAAAATTGCTTTTTAACTACAAAAGTTGTAATTTTAGATAAAATAAGAAAAAAGTCCACACTAGTCTTAATTGGCCGGCGTGAGGTTTTGTTGTTTATTCAAATGTTATTTCTTTGATTTCTTCATAATTATTATAAAACTCTAAAAATCCTGTAGCTGAAGGTGCGTTAAGTTGCAAGTATGCAGAGCCTTTTTTCGGAACTGTTACTTGAGAAATATGATTTTTGGTAGTCTGTGGTTTTGCAAAGCTAACTCCCACTCTGCCTTCATGCTGAGGTTCAAAAAAATTGGGCTTATTCAACACTGACATTTTGACGCTCTGAGTGTAAATATTATCTGTGTTACATTCTGGTAAATCTAACGGTATATCAGATAAATCGATGTCTCTATTTGAAGCTAATAACTTTTCAATCGGAATAGCTAGATTACAATAATCATCTAGAGAGCGATAATTTACATATCTATAAAAGTAACCAACACCAGTTAAGTTTTCTCGCGCAACACAGTTATTGAGTGCTTTTAGAAAGGGTCCTATGTAGTTATGCTTTACTAGAATAAACCCTCGTTTGTTTATTTCAGTTCTGTCTATATCTTGAATAAATTTGTTGGATAAATGTCCATCTTGGGTTAAATCGTTTTTTGTGACGATGTAAAAGCAGCTTATAAATGACACGTTATCTGGAAATTTTGTACTTAGAATGTGATTTTCTAACGGATCTACTTGGTAATCTGATTTATTATTAAAATAGCGTTCTAGACTGTCGGTATCATATCCTATAGGCTCAGATTCCTTTTCATATGATGTTGATGATGTAAAGCGCCAGCAACCGTTTTGAATATTTGACATGGCTTCATTGTATACAAACTCAATTAAACCGACAGTTTCCTGGTCCAACAATCTTTTCTCATTCTTAGAAATATCTAAGGGCAGTGTGTTCAT